ATTTATCCCGGTGTGTCCTGGCCGACTATCCGGGAACTATTTTTTTTAACTCATTTATTAACCACTAAAAATTATTGATTATGGGACTTATCAAAAAACCTAACGAACTGACAGTTAAGAATGCCCTGTCGGCATTAATCTACGGACAACCTGGTATGGGAAAGACCACACTGGCGTTAAGCTCTCCCCAGCCACTACTCCTGGACTTTGACGGTGGCGTTCACCGTGTGAATGCAGCCCACCGTGTAGACACCGTACAAATTTCCAAATGGGAAGAGGTGGATGAAGTTCTTACGAGCGGAGAAATTGCCGAATACAAGACCATCGTTATTGATACGGCAGGAAAAATGTTATCCTTCATGGATAAATATATAATGAAAAACAATCCCAAAATGAAGAAAGCGGATGGCACACTGTCCCTGCAAGGATATGGAGTACGAAAGAATATGTTCATCAACTTCGTAAACCAAGTCACACTAATGGGTAAATCAGTAATATTCGTAGCCCATGAACGCGAGGAAAAGAACGGAGAGGACAAACAGATACGCCCGGAAATCGGAGGTTCTTCTGCCGGTGACCTGATTAAAGAGCTTGATCTTGTAGGCTATATGGAAGCCATAGGTAAGGACAGAACCATCTCTTTTGATCCGTGCGAGAAATTCTACGGTAAGAATACCTGCAATCTTCCGGCACGCATAAAGATACCAGTTATCATTAATGCAGAAGGTACAATCACCGGACCGAACGACTTTATGACAAAGATTGTAAACACTTATCAGACCTATCAGGAAAAACAGGCAGAACTGTCCTCCGAATATGAAGGTCTTATGGAAGTTATCAAGGAACAGATAGCCATGGTAGCGGATGCGGACACGGCCAACGAAGTGAAACAATCACTGGAGAGCCTGCAGCATATCTTCGACAGCAAATTACAAGCAGGTATGCTACTGAATAAAAGATGCAAGGAATTAGGGTTGAAATTCGATAAAGTCAAAAAAATATATGAAGCAGCCTAGTTATAAAATCTATCCCTCATTACTTGACAAATTCGACAAGTATCTGAGAGCTGATGAAGAAGTGGAAAACTTCTGGAACATTGATAATGAAACCGGAGAGTATAAACGCTCTCCGGAAGAAATCGAAGAGAGCCTGAAGCAAGACCTTCTGGATGCTATCAACCGTGTACCGTTTGAGAGTGAAGCAGCCGACAAGGGAACAGCCTTCAATGCTATCATTGACTGCTATGTCCATTGCGAAAATCACGTGCCGACAGAGCGTTCCCCCTACTCCATCATTGGCGATAAGGAAACCAATACCATACAAGTAGCTTTTCCAGCAACGGATATCGCACCTGCACGGCATTTCCTTTTCGACAGACAATGGTGTATAGAACAGGCAGAGTATTTCAAAGGCTCATTAAGTCAGGTCTATGTATCCGCCATTCTTCCTACCCAGTACGGAAATGTGGAGTTATACGGATTTATCGACGAACTCCGAAAGGATGTTGTTTATGACATAAAATCCACATCTAAATACGAGTTCGGCAAATACGCCCACGGGTGGCAGCGCCATGTCTACCCTTATTGCCTAATTGCTTCCGGTCAGATGGAAAACATAAAGGCATTTGAGTTTACGGCTTATGCGCTGAAAGGCGGTACCAGCCGCACACCGCTTATCAGTGGTACGCAATATCCGGAATATTATACTTACAATCACGAACAGACAGTGAAACTGCTCACGGCACACGTAGAACATTTCATAGAGTTTTTGGAAGCTAATAGAGAATCTATCACGGACAAGAAGATTTTCGGACTGGAATAATGGCACAAGAAGCTATCCTTATAAAAGAAAAAGGTGTGGTAACACTGAACAAGTCCTTTGATTTCATGTGCTCGCAGCTCCGTAACGGTCGTTACAGGTTAATTATCGAACGTTACACAGAGCCGCGCACATTAAGTCAAAACGCCCTGATGTGGCTTTGGTTTACCTGCATCGAGCAGGAAACAGGAACAGAGAAAAATGTAGTCCATAAACACTACTGCCGTAAGTTTCTGAGCGAAACCGCCTATTTCCAAGGAATAGAGGAAGAAATAGTCAGAGGCACATCGGAGCTGAACACCGTTCAGATGACGGACTTTTTGAATAAGGTCAAAGCAGATGCAGCCACGGAACTGGGAATAACACTTCCCCTTCCGGAAGACCGTTATTATAACGAATTTGTCAACGAATATAAATATAGAAGATAATGAAGATCATAAAAGCTAAAATCACCAAGGACAGTACCTTGGTGGCCACCTACAAGGATGAGAATGGTACAACCACCGTAGAAGGCAAGAACCTGGTAACATCAGACCTTATCAATGCATTCAGCAAGCTGAATCCCCACGCCGCTTTGCTTACAGAACAGAAAGAAGTGGACGGTATAGAATCAGTAGATGAAGTGCCTGATATCATAGGACAGGTGCTTGACGTTACAGGGTATTCCATTGGCGGAGATGGAGATAATGAAGGGGTTACTCTGGTAGCCAAACGTTTTCTCAAAACAGGAAAAGTTCTGAACCTATGCGCTCCGTTCACCATGTTCAATAATGAGAATGAATCGTATATCAATGCCTTCGAGCTGGAGCAGGAAATCCAATCCTGTGAGTTCGAAGTCAAAGAGTATCTGTTCAACAAAAAATGGCGAATTGTACAACAGGAACTTCCGTTTGAGGAAGACACGGCGAACGCAGACGTACAACCGGACGCCATTCCAGAAGCCGGTACAGACTTCAATCAAGAGGTTGCGGAATTCCAGCAGGCTATGAATGATGCAGGGGTTGACATAATAATGAACGGAAAGAAAATTAAATCACGTAAACCACGTAAAGTCAAACAACTTGCATCATGATACCGCCGTCCCCATTTTGCGTAACTACTACCCCCAACTGCTTCAAACTAGCCTTCCCATACCATCCAAGATTAGTGGAGCTAGTCAAACGGATTCCAAGTGTAAAACAGAATATCCGGGCAGCCTATATCGCTGACGAAAAAGCTTGGAAGGTATCTCTACAAGATAAGGAATACGTGAGGATGATGGCAGATTGGGCGGTACAGACAAGGATATGCAGCCGGGTACAGCACAAAGTGACAACAAGAGAGTATAATGACTATACTATTCCCGACCTTCCAAAACTTACGGTTCCACACGGATTGCTGTTGGAACCGTACGAATATCAGAAAGAAGGCATCGCTTATGCGCTACAGCACAAGCGGTGCATATTCGGGGACCAACCGGGACTGGGAAAGACATTACAGGCAATAGGCACGGTTACGATAGCAAAAGCGTATCCGTGCCTTGTCATTTGTCCGGCCGCATTGAAAATAAACTGGCAACGTGAATTTAAGAAATTTGCCGGAAAAAATGCCATGATTCTGGATGATCGCAATAAAGCCAGTTGGCACCGTTTCTTTGAGACTAAATGCTGCAACATATTCATAACAAATTATGAATCACTGAAAAAGTTTTTTGTACTTAAAGTAAAGGAGGATGCACGGTTTACCATGAAATCCATTGAGTTTGATCCACGAATATCGTTATTCAAATCCGTAGTCATTGACGAATCACACAAGTGCAAATCCACCAAGACCCAGCAATCCAAGTTCGTAGAAGGAATATGTAAAGGCAAAGAATATATCTTGGAACTGACGGGAACCCCAGTAGTGAACAACAATACAGACCTTATACAACAACTCAAGATAATGGGACGATTAGAGGATTTCGGAGGATACAAGTATTTCGTAGAGAGGTTCTGCGATGGACCTAAACAGTCAAGCAATGTGAAAGAACTGAACTGGAGGTTATCATCGACCTGCTTCTTCCGGCGCGAAAAGGCCAAGGTACTCACTCAGTTGCCGGACAAGTCACGCCAATATATAGAGGTGGACATATCCAATCGCAAAGAATACGACAAAGCGGAAGCCGACCTGATACAGTATCTCCGAACTTACAAGAATGCGGACGATGAAAAGGTGGCCAAGGCATTAAGAGGCGAAGTAATGGTGAAAATGGGAATATTGAAAGCCATATCAGCCAGGGGAAAAATCAAAGTCTTTTCCGAATTCATCCATGACGTGATTGACGGAGGTGAGAAACTGATAGTCTTTGCTTACCTGAAAGAAGTAGTACAGGAATTAAAGAAGATATTCCCTGAAGCTGTCACCGTTACAGGCGAAGACAATGCTACTCAAAAACAGACAGCGGTAGACCGCTTCCAAAACGACCCTTCTTGCAAGCTGATCATCCTTAACTACAAATCAGGAGGTACAGGTCTTACATTGACAGCTTCCAGCCGTGTGGCGTTTATCGAGTTCCCATGGACTTTCTCCGATTGTGAGCAGGCAGAAGACCGAGCACATCGGAACGGACAGAAGAACAACGTAAACTGTTACTACTATCTTGGAAAGGATACTATCGACAAATATATGTATGATGTCATTCAGACCAAAAAAGGAATAGCCAACGGAGTGACAGGGACGGATGATGTGGTTAAGGAGAATGTGGTAGATATGGCAATGAACCTATTCAACGGAAGAATATGAGGAAACAGACAACACCATTATCAGAAAGCCAAATACAACATGATTGTTTGGTATGGTTCCGGTTACAATATCCCAAACTGGCTCGTATGCTTTTTGCAGTGCCCAACGGTGGCAAACGTGATGCCAAGACAGGAGCACGGATGAAGTATGAAGGAGCAGTGAGAGGTGTAGCAGACTTGATTTTGCTCATACCCAAAAAGGGATGGGCTTCCCTCTGTATAGAGATGAAGACACCGAAGGGTACACAGAGCGAGCACCAACGAACGTGGCAGACAGAAGCAGAGAGATACCAAAACAAGTATGTTATCTGCCATTCACTACAAGAGTTCATAAACGAAGTAAATTCTTACCTACAATGACTTATATAGATTACGTAAACCAATTTTGGAAGACACATCAGAGTGTAGCATTTTCCTCGAACGAAGTTTATTTGTACTTCTTCCTTTTGAACGAGTGCAATAGTCGGGGTTGGGAGAATCCGTTTGAGTGTCCCAACAGACGAATCGTCCTCGCAACCGGTATATCAGAACCAACCGTAATTGAAGTCAGGAACAGATTA